CCAAGTGTGCTGAAGGTTGCATAAAACCTAACGGCTGTTTGATGTTGATGCCGGCTACACGGTCGGTGAAATCGGTGTTTGTGTCTAAACCACCAATGGTCACGTTCCAATCAAGGTCAAGGCTCACAATTTGATGCCTGACGCTGTTCGTAGCGGTAGACCGCCGCGCCTGCGGCCTTCACGTTCTAGGGCTTCAAGCACGTCGGCACCGTTAGAGCCGGCCGGCATGTTGATTGTGACGTTCATACCACCACCGAAGCGGCCCAGCTGGTCGAGTGGTATGACGGCCTCGGGGCCGGCTTCACCAATCACAGCGGTTGTGGGGCCTGTAACGATGCCGCCATCAGCCATAAATGGGATGCCTACGCCGCCGGTCATTAGGCGTGATGGGCTGAACACGTCGGTTAGAGCACCAAAAAATGATTTGCCGCCAGGTGCTGCTTCAAGTGTGCCACGCAGTTTCACGTACATGTCGTACACAGATTTGATTGCGTTGTACAACGTCACAGCGTCCGATGCGAGTCGTTGAACTACGCCTCTAAATTGTTCGCTGTTGTCGTAAGCATATTTAAAGCCTGCCGCAAGTGCTGCAATACCGACAACTGCAGCAACAACAGGGTTTGCGAGGGAAGCGACCGCTGCGGCAAGTGCGGCGATCATTGCAATTGCAGCTGCGCCAGCCAGCACAGCCATAAACACCTTTACGACTTCGGTGTTTTCTTTTAAGAAGGTCACGATGCGGCTAATGATTGGTGCAAGTTCGTCCCGGAGCCGGCTGATGATTGGGCCAAGCGTGTTCGACACGGATTCCCATGCGGATTGAAATGCCGGCACAGCGACGTTGTAAGCACGCTCAAGTGCCGGCACAAGCGTGTCGATAAGCCAGTTGGTGACCTTTTCAAATACTGGTAACAGTTTTTCGCCTAGGCGTTCTTGCAGCTGCGAGAATGCAACTCTCATTTTGTCTGACGCGTTGGCGGTTGCTTGAGCGGTGCCACCGACTTGTGTTTCGATGGCTGACAAAATCATGTTTTGTGCTTCAAGCGTGTTGCCTGATTCGACAAGTGAAGCAATCAATTCTTTTTGTTGCTCGGTGAACGTGACACCTGAGCGTGTCAGCGCTGTGAGGCCGGTTATTGGGTCGTTGAGGGCTTTGCCAAGTTGCACAGCGTTTGTTTCTGCTGTGCCAAAACCAGCGGCCGCAAGATCAATCGCTGCTTGTGTGGCACGGTCAAACGATGAACCAACATCGCCGGCAGTTTCAGCAATCTCAGAAAACGTCAACAGGGTGGCTTGTGCTTGTTTGATTTGGTTTTGATCAATACCAGTTTTGCGTGCAATTTCGTTTGCTAGATCTTTGATGCGTTGTGTCGCAATTTTGGATTTGTCACCGAACAAACCCATTGATTCGGCAATCTGATCAATACGAGCGTTAGAGGTGGCTGCGGCTTCGCCTGCTGCAATCAAATCTTTACCGACAACAACGACCGCAGCACCAACAGCGCCGATGCCAACCGCTACCTTGCGGCCGGCCTTTGCTAAACCGTTGAACGCTTTGCCGGCCTTTTTGCCAAACGTTTCGATGTCTTTTTGTGCTTTGTCGAGTGCTTGTTTGTTCCACTCGGACAGAATCGGTACGGTAATTGCCATTAGTTGCGCAGCTCCTCGTTGATGGTGCGTTCCATGTCCTCAATGGCTTCGCGCACAGCGTCTTGAACGTCGCCTAGTTTGCGTTCAGCTGCAGGCCACAACGAACGTGAAGCGGTGCCGTTCTGATCAAGTTTTCTAATCATTGCTTCGCCGCGTGCCGCACCTTCAGAACCTGCACCGTGACCACCGGCCTTGCCGGCCATGTCATAGATTGCGCCAGCAGCGTTTGTTTGCTGCAAAGAAAGAAGCCTGATGGTTTCTTGCCGTTGGCCTTCACGGTTGCGTTGCGCCGTGTTGCGTTGCGACACTTTGATGCCACGCTTGACTTTGCTTGAATCAAAGCCGCCTTTCCAGCCGTACCAGTTAGTCAGAGGTTTTGCGCTCGGTACCAGGCTGCGTGCCTCGGCGACCAGCGGATCAGCAGCCTTTTTCATTGATCGAACCAGCTCTTTTTTCAGTTCGGAATCAACTTTGCCGAGCGTGCGAATAGCATCAGCCAGACCTTCAGCCTCTGCGGCCACTCGGAAGGCGGGCTTTGCCATTCTGTTTGTTCCTCTCCTTTAAAACCTCAACAACTGTTGCAAGGTCTGTTGTATCAAATGGTATTTCATGCGGCCACCAGCCGACAGCAACTAGCAGTTCTGCTAACTGTCGCCGGTAGGTGCCGCTTCGGTAGGGCGGTCAGCATCGGTATCCTCAAGGGTGAGGTCAATAATCTTTTTGACAAAGTCGTCGTAAAGGGCAGGCACAACGATTTTGTGTTGTTTGCAGGCTTCGTACGCCAAATATGCAAGATCGTCAAAGCCAGGGCCGGCTGCGAGGTCACCAATTTTTTGTTTTGTGCGGCGTTCCCATAGCACCCAGCAATAGAGCGTGGTGCGTACTGTAAACGGGCCTTCACCTAGATCGAGTTTGATTTCCAGTTGCATTGTCGGTGCTCAATGCTCAGGAAGTTGCGCGAACGTAGGTGCCGCCGGCGAATGTCAAATCGATTGTTTGGAGTTCGCCGAGCGAGCCGTTGATCGGTGTGATTGATTCGAGGTACATGCCGCTAAACGTGTATTCGGGGTTTGCTACGCCTGGCGTGGTGCTGCTTGTTGCGTACACAACCACGTCGGTTGTGGTGCCAACGAGAGCCGCAAGGTTCTCTTCAACTTCGCTGGTGCCGTATGCGAGCATGAGCGTCGCTGACACCTCATGGTTGCCGAGGCCGGCGGTGTATTTGCGGGCACCATCAGCGAATGATGTTGCCTCAAGTGCTTCAAAGTTGATTGTGACGGTTGCTGAGGTGCATTGGTCGCTGTAATCAACCGAGTTAATGAGCAAAGCCGGTTGGCTGAGCACGGTAGTGGTTGCCATTGGTTAGTTTCTCCTTGTTGAGAGTCGCACGTTGATGTCGTATGACGGTATTAGTTGGTCGCCTACCTGTGTAGTTGACGGTGTGAAATCTACAACTGCAAGCGTTTTTAGTTGATGGATGCTGTCAAAAGTGGTGAGCAGATAGTCAGCTGCGTCTTGGTTGCCTGGCGGTGCCGCAAGTATGCGTAACCTGATGGTTACATCAACGATGTTTTCGTTGAACGCGTTACCGACCGGTAGTTCGACGAACACCGACATGGGGCGAGCGTTGCGCGGGTCTGTGACAACCACCAGCCCAGCATTGCTGAGAGCAGTAGTGACGCTGCTGTAAGCGGCGGCAAGAATACCAGTAGCAGCCATTTCAACCGATCTGCGGCCTTCCTACACCAAGCAGCTGCTTGATGCGTGACATGGTGCCGAACGGTACAGCGCCGCCCATCTGGTCAAACGATGCGAACGAATCAACCGAGCCGCGTTCACGATAAAGCGTCGCTGCGTACATGACAGTACCTAAAGACACCGAAGCATCAGGCACAGCATCAGCGTCATCATGATATCCGGCTTCGTGCCTTGCCCGATAGCAGTAGGTGTTAGCTGCGGCCACACAAGTGGCAATGAAAGCGGTGTCGTTGGCTGTTGCAGCTGCGATGCCGAGCCATTCGGTTACATCTGCGGAGGTAATCCAAGTGGCTTCAGGTTCCCAACGGATCTCGCCAGTATCAACACCGTATGCCAAATCTGCGCCGGCGTTCGGGAAGATCAGTTGCTGTGGGCGTGGTACGTCGTAATCGAATACGAGTGTGCCGTCTTCTTCAACACGAATGAGTTCGTAATCAACGAGTGACCAAACAATCTGACCGTTTCCGTCGAGGCCTCGGCTGCTGCCAACAATGTTGACGGGTGATCCTAATGGGATGCTTGCGATTGGTTCAAGAGTTTGCACCACGCCATAACCATCAACGCGTGATGATTGAATGATTTGGAAGGTGGTCATGGCGTGATGCTGCTCTTTTGGTGTTTAGGTTGCTGGTATCAGGTGAGGCTGACGAACTTGGTTGGGTCGATCATCAGCGTTGCGAAGTATCCGCGCCATGCGAGGGTGCGTGACAACGTTGATGGAACCTCAACCGAGATTGCGCCCTTCTGCTGCTCAAAGATTTCGAAGCCGGTTGGGTCGCCAACGATCACGGTGTCAGCTGCAAAGTTGCGGTCAACAACAACGGTGAGACCGAAGGCGTTGCCGGTTCCTGCGACAGGGCTGACGGCGCCGTATGCGTTCATTGGGCCTGCCTGTGGGAATAGTGGTCGGCCGGTGGTGTCAACCAGCTGGCCGAGTGCTGACCACATGTTTGGTGCTAGGAACAAGTGTGTTGCGTAGCCGCCGTTCGAGTTTGTGAGAATCGTTGAGGCTGCGGCGTAAATGTCGCTAACCCATTCTGACGGTGATGTTGGGTCGGTCAACACCTGTGTTTGCGTCTGGCCTGCAAGCAGAGCATCAGCTGCAACGTTGTCGGTGGTGTTGGCATAGATACGGCCCATGTCGTCAAGGATGAGGCTAAGCACGGCTGGGTCTGTCCAATCCAAATCTTGCTCGGAGATTGTGACGTAGCCGCCGTAGGTGCCCTTCGTGACCTGATTTGACGACACAACAAACGTGCCTGACTGTAGTGCAGCGTTTTCAGCTGACTGTACGGCCATCGAGGTGTGCGTGGTGACCTCAGGGCGAATGAACACCTTGCCGCCTCCTGGCATTGCCTTTGCGCCGATTGCGTCAATAACAGGCCGGTTGCCAACAAAGTTGTTGTAGACAGGGCCAACGATAGGCGTTGGGAGAATGCCTGGTGTGTCGGTGGTGACAACATCAGGTGCAGCTGCACGAACAAGATCGTTCATACGGTGCCATGAGTCGCCGCCCTGAAGGGCTGCGGCAATCCACTCGGTTGCTGAAGGCATGCGTGCTTCACGCTTTGCCGCAGCATAGATAGGTGCAGTTGGGGTCGGCTCGGCTGCTGCTTCCACGACCTCAGGGGTGTTTTCTGACATAGGTGCTTCCTCCTCGGAAGTGGTTTCGGGGTTTTCGGTGCTCTCCTCATCCTCTGCGGATGCGGCGATCTGTGTGATTTTTGCTGCAGCAAACGCTGGCTCGAACACAACACTCAGTTCTTTCCAGTTCGCTGCTTTAACAATGGTTGTTCGGCCGTCTTGCTCAACCTCGGTGGCCTCAATGCCAATGCTTACCGAGTCGTAGGCGCCCATTTTTAACAGTTCTACAAGGTCGTTGCCGGCTTGTGTGCGTGCAATCTCGGCGGTAAACAGCATGCCGTCAGGTGTGTCCTCGCGTGCTGTGACCATTCCCACAGGCTGTGCCGAACTGTCATGTTCGAGCAGCAGCCGTGGGGAAGGGCCATCGGTAGGTAGCGAACCTGCTTCAAGCCTTATTGTTTGACCGGTTGACACGTTGGCTTCTACGCCGTACGGGGCGGCGATGCCGGAGATGGTGCGCGGTGCGTCACCTGCGGCGGCGTCAAGTGTGACGGATTGTGCGCTAAATCTGATCATTTGCGGGTTCTCCAATCGGGCCTTCAACGGGTATGTCGTGCATGATGTCTGCGCCTTCTAGGTAGCGCTGCACATCAAACTCGACGTGTCGGCCTTTCGGGGTTACGTTGTCAAGCGACAGCGTTTCTTGAATACAGTTGATAAACGGTGAGGCACCGAACATGATGAGATCTGTTCGTGCTTGCTGGCTGTTTTGGTAGGTCATGCCGCCTACGCTGAGACCAACTAGCCATGCTGGCACCTGGCACACTCGGGACAGTTCAAGGGCGGCGTGCTGGCGGCCTTCCATCAGCTGCAACGTGGCAGGGTTCGATTTGAACTCAACCCACTCAACATGCTGGTTCAACGCACCGATCGCACGGGTGGAACGTGCCTCAGCCCAAGCGCCAGCAAGTTCGGAAAGTTCGTCACCGGCCATTGGTTCGCCGTCTTTTTGTTGCAGGTATCCGGCTGCTATTTCGGTTGATGCGAAGCGTTTGGCGGCTTCGTCTAGACGGTGCGCAATGTCAATTGCACGGTTGCCTGTCCAGAGGATGCCATCAAGTGGTGACAGGAACTGCACCACGTTGTTGGTGTCAAGTTCCACGCCGTTGAATTGAATGTCGTTTGATGGGCCAAACCATTCGGGGCCGGCCTGATCAACGGTGGTGATTTGGTCTGCCGGTAGCCAAGTGAATGAGGCAGGGAAGCCGGTGCTGTAGCGGCTGGTGACATACCAGAACGCACGCCCGATCAGCATGAGATCTTTTACGGTGGCCGACATGATGAAGTTGCGGGTCACGTTCGGGTCTGGCCGCGTGAACCATGACTCACCGGGCACATAGATGCGTTCGTACTCTTCGGAGCCGGAATCCCATGCCAACGTGTACTGCTTCAAATCAAGACCGGCGATAGTTGAGGTGATCAAACCTACTGCACGGTTGATTGTCGGTATTGACAAAGCGCGTTCAGTTCCAGCACCGACTGAGTAGAACGTGAACGCGCCGGGCCTACCCGCGCCACCTGCAGCGGCTTTAACTTCAGACACACCGAAGGCCGGTGCCGGCTTAGTGCGAAATAGACCCACGCGTGCGA